AACCTTCCATATTATAATGCAAAAAAGACAGTGAGATTCGCCATTAAAAATAATGGAGAATCTGCAAATTTAAAAGAGTTTTACACAATGTATGATAAATACGTTGTTGAGGATCTGGATAAAGTCAACATCAAAGGAGACGAGGAAGCCATAAAGGACGGTCCACCATGCCTGCAGGCGTTGTGTGACCAGGGATTTCCGGAAGGAACGAGAAATAATGGACTGTTCAATATTGGAGTTTACTTAAAGAAATTTGATCCCACCAACTGGGAGAAGCTGTTGGAGAAATATAATCAGAGATATATGGAACCACCATTGGATCACAAGGAAATTTCCATCATAGTTAAACAGTTAAATAAAAAGGATTATCGCTATAAATGCAAGGATCAGCCAATTGTTTCCTATTGCAACGCCTCCGTGTGTAAGTTCAGAAAATACGGTGTTGGGGAAAACAATGTAATGCAGGAACTTGGAGTCTTAACCAAGCTGGATTCCAAGCCACCCATATGGTGGATGGAAATTCCAAATCCAAACCCCGAAAAACCTGACTATAAAATTCAATTGAGTACAGAACAATTACAGAGTCAACAAAAATTTCAACTGCGTGTCATGGAGGATACAAATAGCATGCCGCCGTTGATGAAGAATTCGGACTGGCAACAACAAATCGACGCTAAAATGAAAAAAGCCCAGATTACGCCAGTATCGAGTGATGGATCTGTGTCCGGACAGTTTTTAGCTCACCTCCAGGAGTTTTGCACTGAAAGGGCGCAGGCCAGAACTAAGGAAGAAATCAGGCAGCGCAGACCGTGGACGCAGGACGATCCTGAAATGCCGGATTATGGCACGACGTACTTCAGGCTCAAGGACTTGCACGCACATCTTATAAGGAACAGGTTCAATCACTATGGAAACAGCGGACAGATCATAGCGGCGTTGCAGGACGTCATTCCAGGGTGGAATGTAGAAAAAGCGCAGAAGTTTTTCAAGATAAAAGGAAGGGGCGTGAATGTATGGGGCATTCCGTCTTTTGAAAAGCAGGAAGACGAACATGAAGTAAAACCGAAGGAGGAGTTTAATGTATTCTAGTTATCCAGAAGGATGGAGAATAAAATATCAAAACACCTTTAAAGGTTTTTTAAATGAAATGTGGCATGGAATAAGACAGAGATCAGAAAAAATATATAAGACACGTAAGATAAAACGAGAAATAAATATTACCAAGGAAGAATTTTATGAATTATGGGAGCAACATTTAACTAAATATGGACCATGTTGTCGTTATACTGGATCTAAACTTACCACTATACGAAGCTTTAAGGATAATAAAGATCTGCCTAGAAAAAAACGTACTCCTTATCCTACTAATATATCAATTGATCGTGTAGACCCTAGAAAACCCTATGATAAAAATAATATTGTTTTTTGCTCATGGGAATTTAATAGTAGAAAAAGTGGTGTTACTCCTGACGATTGTAAACGAATACTGGAAATATATGAGGAGATGAATGGAAAAAATTAACATCATACTAGGACCACCCGGCACGGGGAAGACGGAGAACCTGCTGAGGATCATGGACCGGGAACTAAAGGAAAAAACTGCGGATCCAGGAGAGATAGCATTCGTCACATTCACTACAAAGGCAGCAAATGAAGCATCTAAACGGGCGCAGGAAAAATTTAATTTAACCGAGGATGACCTTCCTTATTTCAGCACTCTTCATGCGTTTGGAAAACGGCAACTAGGAATGAATAATTCTGAAGTAATGAGGGTAGCGGATTACAGAAAGATGGCTGACCTGTATGGAATTGATCTGGAATATGTAACACAAGACTGGGAAGACACAGGAATCATCCACACTGACAATAAATTTATCAGGGAGATAAATAAAGCTAGAACTAAATGCATGGAGCTGGATGAATATTACAACGCCTCTTATTTCAATTTTGACCTATATGATTTACTCAAGGTATCCAAGTCATTGGAAGAATTCAAACACAAAAACAACAAATATGACTTCACAGACATGCTCACCCAATGGGTAAAATTTGGGCCCACACCTAAATTAGAGGTGGTCTTCATAGATGAAGCACAGGATCTTACCAGATTGCAATGGAGCATGTGTGAAAAAATATGGAAAAATGCAAAGAGGGTTTATATCAGCGGCGATGACGACCAGGCGATATACAGGTGGGCCGGAGCGGACATAGAATATTTTATCAATCTTAAAGGAAAAGTCACCACGTTGGAGTACTCATACAGATGCCCGCAAGCCGTGCATGAAGTTGCAGCTTCAATAGTGAGTCGCATTGGCAACAGAAGAGAAAAGATATGGCATCCAAGAAAAGAAAAAGGAATTGTGGAGCTGCATTCATTCGCTGATTCAGTTGATCTGAGCAGTGGTAAATGGCTGGTTCTTGCAACCTGTGGTTACATGTTGAAGGAAATTGAAGAAGATTTACAGTACAAGGGACTGCCTTACAAAATAAAAAACAAGCTTCCGGTAGAAAAAGAAATTTTATCAGCGGTGGATGCATGGAAAAAATTACAAAAAGGTGAAAACCTTTCATACAAGGACGTAGGATATATTTACAGCTACCTTCCGACCAAGACTGGGGTGGCACACGGCTATAAAGGATTGAAATCATTGAATGAAGATGAAACTTATGACCTGGAACAATTAGTCATGAACCATGGTTTATGCACTTCAAGTGAGCACTGGGATGAAGTATTTGAAAAAATAGGATCCAGGAACATCAATTATATAAAGTCCTTGGAGAAAATTAACCCAACTTTATCAACCGAGCCGAACATAAGCCTGAGCACCATTCACATGGCGAAGGGTGGTGAGTGTGATAATGTCATGCTTTTAACAGATCTGTCACCTGCCAACCAAGAGGAGATGGCGATTAACCCTGATGATACCAATAGGGCTTTTTATGTGGCAGTCACGCGTGCAAAAAAACAGCTGCACATCGTGGATTCACAAAGTTACGGAGGATTTGAAATATGAGCGCCCACAAGAAACAGGTAGGTGGGGATCACTATAAGAAAATGGCCATACAACCGAGTCATTACATAGTCAGGAACAAGCTTGGCTGGTATGAAGGAAACATCGTCAAATACATCACCAGGCACAGCATAAAGGGTGGAAAGCAGGACATAGAAAAAGTTATCCACTATGCCGAACTGCTCCTAGAGGATCAGTATCCGGACGATGAAGGAACGAGAAGAGGAAGAGAAACGTGGGAACACATCAAAAAACTTAATGAGGAAAAAAATGAAACAAAATGAATTCATATTCGCTAATACCATAAAATCAGAGTGGGTTCACCCCACTGAATTTCCATCCATGAAGGGTCATCCTGTAGTGGCTATTGACTTGGAAACATGTGATACGGATCTGAAGAAAATGGGTCCAGGTTGGCCTAGAGGAATAGGCAAAGTCATAGGCATTGCCATATCTGACGGTCAATTCAGTGCTTATTATCCTATTGATCATGACGGTGGTGGAAATATGGACAAGAAAGCTGTCCTAAAATACATTAAATCTGTATGTGAAGACGATTCAATAGACAAAGTGTTTCATAATGCGCAGTATGACATTGGGTGGCTGTGGAGAATAGGAATAGAAGTGAAAGGATACATACATGATACAATGATTGCGGCAGCCCTCATTGATGAGAATAGATTTTCTTATGCATTAAACAGCATAGCATCTCAATATCTAGGAGAATATAAAAACGAAGCTACCCTTAAGAAAGCTGCGGCGGAACTGGGGTTGGATCCTAAGAGTGAAATGTACAAAATGAATGCACAATTTGTGGGGGAATATGCTGAAGCAGATGCAAGGCTAACTTTACAATTGCATGAAAGATTAAAGATTGAAATAGAAAAGGACTCTCTTCAAGGTATCTACGACGTAGAATGCCGACTTATTAATGTCATATTCAATATGACCAGGAAAGGCGTAAGAGTCGATATGACAAAGGCCTTTTCTTTAAAGAGCAAACTTAAAAACAAAGAGAAAAAAATTTTAAAGAGAGTGAAAGATCTAACAGGATTTTATGTGGATCTGTGGTCAGCTAGGTCAGTTGCGAAGGCGTTTGACACACTTAACCTGGAATATCCTATGACGGAGAAGACACACGCTCCCAGCTTTACTCAAACATTCCTGGAAACCCATGAACATGAGCTTCCACGACTCATTACAAAAGCAAGAGTATTTAATAAGTTGCAAGGAACATTCATAGATGGAATCGCAAAATACATACACAATGACAGAATACATGCCCATATAAACCAGATAAGGAGTGATACAGGAGGAACAGTCACAGGAAGATTTTCCATGTATTGTCCTAATCTGCAACAGATTCCTATAAGAGGAGAAATGGGTGTAGAAATAAGAAAGATTTTCATACCAGAAGAAGGAGAGGAATGGCTTTCAGCCGACTATTCCCAGCAGGAACCTAGGCTCCTTACGCATTTTGCTGTTCTTAATAAGAACGACGGAGCACATGAAGTTCAACAAGCCTACAAAGAAAAAGACTTGGACTTTCATCAACAGACAGCTGACATGGCAGACATACCAAGAAAACTGGCGAAGACCATAGGTCTGGGAGTTATGTACGGAATGGGATACAAGAAGATGGCCGTTGATTTGGACATCACACCACTGGAAGCAAAGAATATTTTAAAAGAATTTAGAATCAAGGTTCCTTTCATGCAGGGAATGCTGGAAGACGTGATGAACAGGGCCAGTGCCGTGGGCACCATCAGAACACTATTAGGTAGAAAATGTAGATTTGATCTCTATGAACCTTCATGGTTCACCAGGGAATTTCATAAAGCTCTACCATTAAAACAAGCAGAAGCAGAGTACACCACAGTAAAAAGGGCCGGAACCTATAAAGCCCTTAACAGACTGATTCAAGGTTCCGCGGCAGACCAAACCAAGAAAGCCATGGTTGATGTACATGAGGAATTAGGGATTGTCCCTCTCATACAGGTTCATGATGAACTTAACTGCAGTGTCAAGGATAGAAAAGAGGGAGAAAAAATCAAGGAAATCATGGAGACCTGCGTAGCGCTTGAAGTTCCTTCCAAAGTAGAGTATAAAGTTGACCAAAGCTGGGGTCACGCAAAATGATTGATTTAAGCCATAAAGTAGTATATAATATAGGAAGAAATAATGAATAGAAAAGTAGGCTACAGAGAACAGGGAAAAAAGAGGAAAGGCTACACTAATAGCCCCACTAAACCAGGATTTGCGATAAATCAGGAGCAGATGGAGTATGAGAGAAGAAAACTTTTGGAAGAGATGTCTCACAAGGTTGACCGCAAGAAGCTCAACAACATGGCGGCGGTTGCGGCAACTCATGAGCCAGTCTACAAGGACGAGGAAGGAAATGAAAAAGAGCCCACAATGCGTGTACTATCGCTCGGGGCAGGGGTTCAGTCTTCCTGTCTCGCACTCATGGCCCAGGAAGGACTGACAAAACACAAGCCGGACTGCATGATATTCGCTGATACTGGATGGGAACCATCGTTCGTCTATGAGCACGTGGAGTATCTCAAGAAAGCCATTACGATTTGCCCAATTTACACGGTAGAAAGAAGTAATTTAAGAGAGGATCTTATTCGTGCGGCCAACCCCATTAAAGGAGGAAATGAGGAATGGAAGTCTTTCGCAGGAAGAGTTCCGAATCCACCATTATTCGCGGCACGACCTGGCGGAAAAGTTGGAATGCTGTACAGGCAGTGCACACATGATTATAAAGTTATCCCCATTCAAAAAAAGATGAGGGAGTTACTCGGTATCAAACCACGACACCGAGTTAAGAAAGGAACAATCGTCGAACAATGGATCGGCATATCCACAGATGAAGCAATGAGAATGAAAAAAGCAAGGCTTCCATGGTTGGAATCCCGTTGGCCATTGATCGAAATGAAGATGTCAAGATCGGACTGCTTACAGTGGTACCGTGACATTAAAAAACATCCTATGCCAGGCAAGTCCTCGTGCATAGGATGTCCTTATCACCATAATGATCAGTGGAGAAATATGCAGAAGAACTATCCCAAGGACTGGGAGGACGCATGTGAGGTTGATGACAAGATAAGACACGGACTGAAGAATACGACAGCTGAATTGTTTTTGCATAAGAAGGCTGTGCCATTGCGAAGCATGAATTTTCTGGAACCACCCAAACAGAAGGAATTGTTTGAAACCTTTGATGAAGAATTCGCAGATGAATGTGAAGGTTTATGTGGGGTTTAAGAAAGGTGTTGATTATGATGCGGAACATGTACGGCCGGGCCCTAAAGGTGGCACGGCACCGGAGTTCAAATGCTTCAACTGCAATGAATGGTTTGACGGCAATGAATGGAACTATTCGTTCTCTAAAACGTGGTATCCTTTTCTTAAACATCAAATTAATTTTTTATGCGGTCCGAATTGCTCTTGGGAGATTTCTGAGAAGCATAAAGAGAAATATGTAGGACCAGATGAGCAGGGCTGATTTAAAAAGAAAGAAACACAAGGGAAGGCGCAAGGTCGGATCCAATAAAAGAAAAAATCGCAGACGCGCTCGTCTGGGATTAAGAATAAGGAGGAAGTAATGAAACCAGAATATATAAAAAAGAAAAAAGAAATGTTGGTAAAGCAGCACAACACCCTCAAGGATAAAATAGACGAAGGTAAGACAGCGATTGTAAACATGCAGGCGAAGTTGAATGGTCTCGTCGGAGCGGTTCAATTGTGTGATGATTTCCTAAATAACCCTGAAGAGCCTGAAAAAGACAAATGATGGGAGTCTGGGATCCAGGAAAAGAAAAGACCGTTTTAAGCCAAATAAAAAAGGCCATAGGAGGCCTTATATCGGGTCTTAAGGTAATGACCCGGGTATTTGTACCCGGGATTTTAATCATTTTTTACTTTTTCATCTTCTTTCTGCTATTGTCCGGATGTTCATACTTCAAGAAAGAAAAAAAGAATGAAATAATTATAACCGACCTACCTCCAATAGAATTCATATGCAAAAAAATAGATTGCGGGGACGAGGACATTGATAAGTTAGTGGAAGACGAACAAAACACGATAGCTTGCATAAAGCTGCAACCGGAGTGTGATCCTGATCGATAAAATTAAATTTAAAATTAAGGATTGGTTCCTCAACCTTTGTGAAATATACGGAAGCAAGATCAGCAACTGGGCGTGGCACAAGAGATGGAACAAGAGAAACAGAAAGAGATACAAGCATGGATGAAATGAGACCTAGAAGAAAATGGACTAATCACGAATTGAATCATGTAAAATATTTAACGAAATGCAATAGCGCCAGTGAAATCGGAAAGATCTTGGGAACGACCAAGAACGCGATCATCGGTGCGCTGTACCGGGATAAGGTAAGGGACGGATATGTTCCTCCTGAAGATTCAAAATACACGGGTCCTAAAAATTTATGACGAAACCGTTCGTGTTGCAATGGTATTGGCAGGAGGCGTTGATGCATCCTTATGAGAAGACGAAGGCTTGGTACTATGGACCGCGCGAGAAGTGGATGAAGCTGGTTAATGTTAAAAAAAGAAAAAAGAAAAATGAGTAAATGCAGATGTGGCAGATCACCAACAGGACTTTGCGTGGGTTGGCACGCCTTGAAGAAAGAAGACTACGAAAAAAAGAAAAAGAAATATGAGGAGCTATCCGAGGATGAAAAGAAGGCCGCTTTTCACGTCAGGGCGATAGACGGGTTTGGGGAATGAAACCTAAAATAATTCACACAGAAACATTTTCATGCGCTGATGATCATCCCATCGTATACTATACCTTCGATGAGAACAACGAGGCGATTTGTGAATACTGCTCCGCTAAATTTATTTTTAAACCAAAAGATTTTCATGACAAAATGATGGAGGAAAAGGAGTTGCTTGACATGTCAATGAAGGAATCCATCAGGCAGAAGG